ATCTACATGATATTAACATGGGACCTCTTTTAAACTTTCAGATGTCGATGCAACATATGCAACTCATAGAAGAATTACTTGTTGGCGCAGTGCCTCTAAGATATAATCGTCATTTAGATCGAATCAATCTAGATATGGACTGGAGCAATCTAACAGTAGGACACTACATTGTGATAGAAGCATATCAGGTTGTAGATCCTAACACATACGCAGATGTGTGGAAAGATCGTTTCTTGCAAAACTATGCAACAGCAAAAATTAAATATCAGTGGGGATCAAATCTCACCAAGTTCAACGGCATGACATTGCCTGGTGGTGTTCAGTTCAATGGAGAACAAATTTTAAGCGATGCACGAGAAGAGATACAGAGGCTAGAAGAAGAAATGTCTAATAGCTATTCTCTACCGTCTGTCGATATGATAGGATAAAAAAGTGGCTAAAAACTATTATTTTGAAAACTTCGAGAACTCGATGGAGCAGACTCTCATCGAAGACTTGGTTATTGAGTCGATAAAAGTCTACGGCATGGATGTGTGGTATATTCCTAGAACACTATCTACACTACAGAATGGAGTTAGAGTCATTAGAGATGATATATTGAACGAAGACGACTTATCGACATTTAATGATGCATATATGGCAGAAATGTATGTGAAAAGTGTTGATGGCTTCGAAGGAGAAGGCGACTTCTTATCTAAATTTGGTCTTGAAATTCGTGACTCCATTACCATGACAATAGCTAAAAGAACATATGAATCTGAAATTGGAACAAACGAGTCTAACACTAGGCCTAGAGAAGGCGATTTAATTTATCTTCCATTGAATAATAAGATATTTGAAATCCAGCATGTGGAACACGAGTCAATCTTCTATCAAATGGGCTCCATTCAAATGTATGATCTCAGAGCAGAACTCTTTGAGTTCAGCGGAGAAAGATTTACTACGGGTCAAAAGTTCATTGATGAAGCATTTGATAAAGTTGATCTATTTGTTCCATCTGATTCTGTGACATACGGAGTCAAGTACGACAATGGATTCTTATTGATGGATACTACTAAACTTCCATTTGCAAGTCATGTTAAAAATCTTTCTATAGAACTTGAGATAGGCAGAACATATGTATTTGATCAGACAGATTTGACAAACTCTGCTAAAAGATTACAGATATACACGACATCAGATCCTTCTACAGATGTTCTAGTTGCAGGACAAGTTACAGCAGGCACATTGGGAGGTTCTGGTGCGAAAACGACCTTTACTCCAACTACTACGGGCACTAATGCTGTAGCCCCTGGCGAATATTACTACAGAACTGATGACGGCACAGAGTATGGAACGATAACATTAGTTGCTTCTAGAATTGATAATGTAGAAGCATATGACGCATTAGCAGATAACACCACAGTGGGAACTTTCGCTGATAATCTAATAGACTTTACTGAAACTAATCCATTCGGAGACTTAGACCTCTAATGTACGGTACTCATTTTTACAACGAATCAACGAGAAGATATGTAGCCGTATTCGGCACGATGTTTAACAATCTTCAAATCGAAAGAAAGAGCGGATCAACTTCAGTTCAAAAGATGAAGGTGCCTATTAACTATGCACCCATGCAGAAGATTCTTGCTAAACTAGAACAAGATCCGAATCTCAATGCTCCTGCAATTACTTTACCAAGAATGTCATTTGAAATTACTGGTATGAACTACAGTTCTGAGCGAAAACTAACCAGTTTGACGACACAGGTTAAAGGGTCACCGACTTCTGATGGAAGAGTAAGTACGATGTTTGCTCCTGCCCCGTATGATATAGAATTTCAACTAAACATCATGACAAAATACAATGAAGATGGAATGAAAATTCTTGAGCAAATATTACCATACTTTAAGCCAGATTGCACAGTAAGCGTTAAGATGATAGACGAGTTAAACACTTATGTCGATATTCCAGTTCTGTTGACTGGTGTATCGCAAGAAGACACATATGAAGCAGACTTTCAAACACGAAGAGCGTTGATTTGGACACTTAACTTTACAATGAAAGCATTCTTCTTTGGTCCAACATCTCCTAAGAAGCAAATTAAGTTTGTTGATGTTGATTTGTATCCCGATCTTCCACCAATAACTGCGGGTGGAGAGCAACTAGATATAACCCCTGCTGTCCCTCAGGCACTATCTGGATTAACTACGGGTACTAGCTATAGAATATATGATCTAGGTAGCGGTACAAGTAGTGAAAATCAAACAGCTTGGAACACATATCTTAGCACCACCTCAGTAGTTTACAAAATAGGCGGTACATTTACAGCACCAGCAAACCCAGCAACTAATGCCCCTGCGGGAGCAACAGCAACCCCTGTCCCTGCTGATATAAACGAGAATGATAGTTGGCAAGGAATGACAATTATAACAGATATTGAAAATACATAAAGGTATGTTATGAATGATGAAATAGGTAAAAGTCTAGGACTTGAGCCTCTGAATGATGTAGTTGAAGGGAAAGTGATTGAAAGAACAGTAGTTCCCACTGACGACAAGATAGATAAAGATTATGAGTATGCTAGAAGCAACTTCTATAATGTAATCGAATCTGGAACAGAGGCGTTAGAGCAAATGCTCGATGTAGCAAAAGCATCAGAGCATCCGAGAGCATATGAAGTCGTATCGACTATCATGAAGACGCTTGTTGACGCAAACAAAGACCTTGTTAAGATGTCTACTGACAAGATTAAAGTGGAGTCAGAGAATATTGAGACAGCACCTAAAGGTCTGACCACTAATAACAATCTGTTTGTTGGCTCGACAAATGAACTACAGCAGTTGTTAAAGGACATGAAAGAAAAAGATGAGTAATATGTTAGATCGTGGATATAATGGAAACATCAATCTGAAGAGAAAGGGTACTCCTATCGAGTTTACTCCAGATATGGTTGGTGAATTCATCAAGTGCGCTCAGAATCCAACATACTTCGCAGAAAAGTATATTCAAATCGTTCATGTGGATAGAGGATTAATACCTATCGCATTGTACGATTATCAGAAAGAGATTGTTGAAAAGATAACAAACAATCGTAGAGTAACAGTTGTAACATCAAGACAGGCAGGTAAAACGACAACCGCTGTTGCTGTGATTCTACACTATGTTCTATTTAATGAGCATAAGACTTGTGCTTTACTTGCTAACAAAGGTGATGCGGCTCGTGAGATTCTAGATCGAATCAAGATTGCATATGAAGCATTGCCCAAGTGGTTACAGCAAGGAGTCATTGAATGGAACAAGGGTTCTGTTGAATTTGAGAATGGATGTAAGATTATTGCTGGCTCAACTTCATCAAGTGCGATTCGTGGTAAATCGATTTCGTTCTTGTATATTGATGAGACTGCTTTCGTAGAGAACTGGGATGAGTTCTTTGCTTCAGTGTTTCCAACGATATCTTCTGGTAAAACCACAAAGATGTTGTACACATCTACACCAAACGGTTTGAATCACTTTTATAAGACTTGCCAAGGTGCAAAAGAAGACACTAATGGTTTCGAATATGTTGAGGTTCCCTGGCAAAAAGTACCTGGTCGAGACAAAGCGTGGCATAAAGAGACACTTGCCGCAATGGAAGGCGATACACAGAAGTTCTCACAAGAATTTGAGTGTGGATTTCTAGGATCATCGGGCACACTGATTGAAGGATCGAAGCTAAAGACTTTAGTAACAAAGACTCCTATACACGAAACATCACTCATGAAAGTATACGAGAAACCCGAAAAAGGACACATTTACTGTTGTGTTGTTGATGTTTCAAGAGGTAAAGGATTAGATTACTCGGCATTTCACATTATTGATGTGACAACCATGCCGTATAAACAAGTTTGTGTATATAAAGACAATACAATTACGCCCATTGACTATGCTCAAGTAATACACAGAAGCACAAAGAGTTACAATGATGCATATGTTTTAGTGGAAGTAAATGATATAGGTGAACAAGTAGCAGAAGTGCTACACTATGAATATGAATGTGAAACTCTGATGTTTACTGAGTCTGCGGGTCGATCTGGTAAAAGAATATCGACAGGATTCTCAAAAAACTCAGATAAAGGAATAAGAACGACAAAATCAGTTAAGACGATAGGCTGTAATATGCTGAAGATGCTCATTGAGCAGGACCAACTGATTGTAAACGATTTTCAAACAGTTAATGAACTTTCTACATTCTCTCGTAGAGGTAATAGTTATCAGGCTGAATCTGGAAAACACGATGATCTAGCAATGGGTCTAGTACTCTTTGCCTGGATGTCAGATCAGGGCTTTTTCAAAGAAATTACAGATATAAATACTGTAGATAAACTGCGTCAAAGAAACGAAGAAGAACTAATGGAAAGTTTATTACCCATTGGATTTAATAGTTACGAATCTGACGAGCCTAGACAAGTGGTTGTTGCGCCAGACGGAGATGATTCCTGGTTGCACTAGATTACTATTATTATAAATATAGAGAATATAGAAGTTTATAACTTACAAAATAAACAAGGAGAAATCAACAATGGCTTTTCAAACAAGTCCAGGCATTAATGTCAGCGAAGTCGACCTTACGAATGCAGTTCCAGCGGTTGGTACAACCGAAGGCGCAATCGCAGGCGTATTTCGATGGGGGCCAGTAGGAGAAAGAGTACTTATCTCTTCTGAGCAACAACTAGTGGATCGATTTGGTGCACCAGTTAAAATTTATAGCGGAGCGACCTATGGAACTACATGGTCTAATGTAGAAACATTCTACACCGCGGCAAACTTCTTAGGATATAGCGATGCATTATATGTAACTCGTGTAGACACTGCAGGTCTTGCAGAAGCCTCGGAATCAGACGAACAATTCAAAGCTAAGTATAAAGGTCTTCTAGGAAACTCTATTGAAGTATCATATTGTTCAGCAGACTTAGTTGACAACACAGGTGGTAGTGGTCATACTGGTGTTAAATTTAATGCTACAAGACCAAGTGGTGGTAATTTTGCTATGGGTAAAATTGCTATCACAGATTCACTAGAGGGCAGAAAGCAAGCCAGCATTACTGAGATCAGTAGCGTATCTAGAGACCTTTTGACGAAAGGCACTAAGATTGTTCTTAAAGATAGTTCTAGCAATGTGTTACAAGAAATGACTTTATCAGCTAATGCTCCTAGTACAGTAGGCGGTACTGTTGCTACAGATGCTACAGTTAAGAGTTTCGAATCTGATGCGGCACCTACAGGTACGAGTGATTCTGGTATAGTAATCGATGGTGATCAATCTGATGCGGCTGAGAAAATTCATGCTAACATAATCAATCTTGCGGGTCATGGCTTTACTAAGGGTCAAGCAGTTCAGTATAGTGCTGAAACAGCCGGTGTAATTGGCGGTCTAGTAGACGGCAGAACATATTTTGTAATTCCTGTAACAGCTTCAGCTGGTTCAGCTTTCGTTACTGGTGGTTCTATTACTGGAACTACTACAGATGCTCTTAAATTAGCGGCAACACTTGCGGATGCTGAGGCTCACACAGACGCATCGCCTAAGAATATTCTACTTACATCTAGACCATCAACGACTAGCACAGATTCTAAGTTAAAACCATTTACTGACCTGAGCATAACGGTTAACTTCACTGAAAGATTTAAAGGTATCGTAGGTAATATTCAAGATAATAATTATGATGTGCAGTGGGGAGATGCTGATTTATTCGATAGTGCTCCTGGTGCAGGATCTATACACTTAGTTGTTAAGGATGCAGACGGAAAACTAACAGGCACAGCAGGAGCAGTCCTAGAGATTTATGAAGGACTCTCAGAAGATCCTTCGGCTGTTAAGCCTGATGGCTCTTCTAACTATGCTAGAACTGTTCTAGAGCAAAAGTCTAATTGGATTAAAATTTCTGATGCTGATATTGGTGCTACAGGATTCACGCTAGTCAGATCAAGTAAAATAATGACTGGTGGTGCTGACGGTAACGATGAAGTTGCGGCTACTATTGGCGAATTAGCATTGGGCTATGATCTTTATAAGGATCCTGCTGATGTAGATATTTCTTTTGTACTTCAAGGTAAAGCGAAAACTCATGCATTAGCTAACTATATCGTAGATAATGTTGCTGATGTTCGCAGAGACTGTGTAGCGTTCATCTCTCCTGAATTAGCTGATGTGACTGTAGCTAATATCGTAGATTTCGCTAGTAATCTAACATCAAGTTCTTATTCCGTTGTCGATAGTGGTTATAAGTATCAGTATGACAAGTATAACGACACATACGCTTATATCCCTTTGAATGGAGACATTGCTGGTCTTTGTGCTAGAACAGACGATCTAAGAGATCCATGGTTCTCGCCTGCTGGCTATCA